GGCGTAGCAAATGTATTAGTAGTAACAACTACTGGAGCAAATATTACTGGTACTCTTAATAGTTCAGGTAATGCTACAGTAGCAAATCTTGCTGGTGGTAACGTAGTCAGTGCAAACTTCTTGACAGGGACATTAACAACAGCAGCACAACCTAACGTAACTTCAGTAGGTACACTAACTGGTCTTGATGTAAATGGTAACATTACTGCTGCAAACATTACAGCAAATACAGGGGTATTCACAGGTAATGGTAGTGGTTTATCACAACTAGCAGGTGGTAACGTAACTGGTCAAGTAGGTAATGCATTGGTTGCAGGCACTGTTTATACAAACGCACAACCAAATATTACAAGTGTTGGTACATTGACATCACTTGCAGTAACAGGTAATGTTACAGCAGGCAATGCTGATTTAGGCAATTTGGCAACTGCTAACTTCTTTACAGGAACGTTAACAACAGCAGCACAACCGAACATTACATCACTTGGCAACTTAACAAGTCTAACTGTTTCAGGTAATGTAACAGCTGGCGGCAATGTCAAAGTACAAGTTGGTATCACAAGCAATCGTGCTAACGTAAGTGTTCCTGGTACTAACACAGCAACAGTTATTGATCAATTCAATCCTAGTGACTGGCGTACTGCTAAATATGTCATTAGTACAAGTGGGGCAGACGGCTATCAATCAGTTGAAGCACTATTAATACACGATGGTGTAGATAGTTACATAACAATTTATGGTAGCATATGCTCAAATGTCACTGCCGACATTATTAATTTAACAAGTAATATAAATGGAGTAAGCGGAAACGTTGCTGTTTATGCGGCTACTAACAGCGCAAGTTGTGTAGTAAACCTTGTAAGCAGTTACATAAAAACATAAGATATTAGACTAGGCTCACACAATCTGGTTTAGTATAACAGGGATATATGGAACTGTGACTACTAAGTATTTCAATATAAAACAAGGCATGACCACTGGAAATCTGTTGGTCAGCGAAAGCAATGTTACATTAGGTAATGTAGGTAATTTCCATATATCTGGTGGTAATAGCGGTTATCTTCTTAGAACAGACGGCGCCGCAAATCTAACATGGGTAGATCCAGCAACAACGCAAAGTGTTGCCCCTATGCCACTAACAGTTGATACCGGTAACACACTTACTATCACAGCAAATTATCAAGGTTTATATGGCACCCCAATAACAGTAGACGGCACACTAGTAATTGATGGGGTTATGGTTGATGTAAGCGGTCAAGGTGCTCCGGGCAGCAACAGTCAAATTAGTTTCAATGATCAGGGGAACCCTGCAGGAAACAATGGATTTACTTTCAACAAAACTTCAGGAAATATAAATGTTCCCGGCAGTGTCAATGTAGGATCATTTTTACAACTAGCGACTTATTCAAAAAATGAATTAAAAGCACTAGTAGGAGTTTTAGGTCAAGTTGCAGTTTTAAATGATAGTAACCCAGTGGGTATGCTAGCATTTTGGGACGCAACTAATAATCGTTGGGCGTATGTTTATGATAACAGCGCAGTATGATTATGATTATAGGAATTTTGATAAATACACAAATACGATAGAGAGTGTCTAACGTATAGTAGGAGAGATTTAACATGTTAATTTTAAAAGAAAATGCAGCAAATTCTGTACCAACGCCCCCAGTAGGTAAAGATACATTCTTTATTGATGATAGCGGTATACCAAGTGTCAAGGCTAGTGATGGCAACGTTACAACGTTCCCCACTGTAGCAGCATCAAATGCTCAAGTAGTCTTTATGGATGGAACTTCACTATCAGGTGAAGCAGCACTGACATATGATTTTAATAATAATATATTAAGCGTAAGTGGCAATATCACTGCAGGTAATGTTAAAACTGATAATCTCCTATACGCAAACGGAGTACCTTGGGATCTACAGCAACCAGGTGGTAGCAACACTCAGATTCAATTCAATGATGATGAATCATTTGGTGGTTCAGCAGCATTTACTTTTAATAAGACAAGCAACCTTGTCAGCATGGGCGGAGCACTATCAGTAACAGGTAATGCTAACGTAGGTAATCTTGGTACTGGCGGCTTAATCGTAGCAACTGGCAACGTAACTGGTGGCAATCTAACAACTGCCGGCGCATTAAGTGTTACTGGTAACGCTAATGTCGGTAATATTGGTGCAACACAGGGTGTATTCACTAATGTAAGTGGTAATGGTTCATCACTATCATCTATCACTGGCGCTAATGTCACAGGTGCAGTAGCATTTGCGACAACAGCAAACGCAGTAGCAGGTGCTAATGTATCCGGCGAAGTAGGGTTCGCAGCAGTCGCTAACAGCGTAGCAGGTGCTAATGTTAGTGGTCAAGTAGGTAACGCATTAGTAGCAGGCACAGTTTACACGGCAGCACAACCAAACATCACTTCAGTAGGTACTCTAAGTTCATTAGCGGTTACTGGTAATGGTACATTTGGTAATGTGTATGCTAATGCAGGCACAATAGGCGCAAGTTTATTCACAGGAACATTAACAACTGCGGCACAGCCAAATATTACTAGCGTTGGTACATTAACAGCATTAACTGTAACCGGTACTGCTACAGCAGGTAATTTATCAACCGGCGGCAATCTTTCAGTTTCAGGTAATACAGTTATTAGTGGCAATTTGACTGTTGATGGTAATTTGGTTTATGTAAATGTAGAAACATTAGCAGTTGAAGATCCAATCATTCAGTTACAGACAGGTCCTAACGGCGCTACTCCAAGCAGTAACAGCGGCAAGGACGTAGGTTCAGCATTAAATTATTACGATACACAAGCCCGTATAGCATTCATGGGTTGGGACGTAAGCAACGCAGAATTTGGTTTAGCAAGTCAATCAACAATTTCAAATGAAGTTGTAACATTTAGTACATATGGTAATTTACGCGCAGGTGTCTATTTTGGTAATGCTGCAGGATTAGTGAATATTCCCGGTGGAAACATTGTTGGTAATATTTCAGGTAATATTTCAAATGCTACTCACGCAGTCACATCAAACACAGTTGTTGACGCAGCACAGCCAAACATCACAAGTGTTGGTACATTAACATCATTATCAGTAACAGGCAATGCAAGCGCAGGTAATATTTCAACTGGTGGAGTATTGAGTGTTACAGGTAATGCTAACGTAGGCAATATAGGTGCTACACAAGGTATATTCACTAATGTGTCAGGCAATGGTTCAGCATTAAGTTCAATTACTGGGGCTAATGTTACCGGAGCAGTTACATACGCAACAACAGCAAATGCAGTAGCAGGTGCTAATGTTTCCGGTCAAGTAGCAAATGCTCTTGTAGCAGGTACTGTTTATACAGAAGCGCAACCAAACATCACAAGTGTCGGCACATTGTCAGCGTTAAATGTAGGCGGTAATATTGCTGCCCCTAATATCACAGCAAATACAGGTGCATTTTACGGTAATGCTGCAGGATTAACAAATATTCCTAGTGGTAATATTAGTGGTCAGGTAGCAAATGCATTAGTTGCCGGTACAGTTTACACAGCAGCACAACCAAACATCACATCTGTAGGCACATTAACTGGATTAGGAGTAGATGGCACTGTGACAGCAGTAGCGTTTACTGCAAACACAGGCGTATTTACTGGTAATGGTAGTGGTCTGTCAGCAATCGCAGGTGGAAATGTAACTGGTCAGGTAGCAAATGCTCTTGTAGCAGGTACTGTTTACACAGCAGCACAACCTAATATCACAAGTGTCGGCACATTATCATCATTAATTGTTACAGGTAATGCCGGAGCAAATAATTTTAATGCTACTACACATGTAACTGCTGGCAACGTTTACGCCAACTCAGGTACTGTGGGTGGCAGTTTATTAACTGGTACATTAACTACAGCGGCGCAACCAAACGTAACAAGTTTAGGTACATTAGGTTCATTAGCAGTAACAGGTAATGTTACTGCTGGCAACATGTATAGCAATAGCGGTACTGTTGGAGCATCTTTACTTACTGGTACTTTAACAACAGCAGCACAACCAAACATTACAAGTGTTGGCACATTAACATCACTCACTGTGAGCGGTAATATTTCAGGTGGAAATATTACTGGTGGCGCACTAGCAAATGGTAACAGCAATATAAGCATTCCAGCAGCTGCAGGTAATGTGAACATAAGCGTTAATGGTACAGCGAACGTTGTTGTTGTCACATCAACAGGTATTAATGTAGCAGGCACGTTGAATGCTACAGGTAATGCCAACGTAGGTAATTTAGGCACTGCTGGACTAATCACTGCTACAGGTAACGTATCAGGCGGTAACTTAACTACAGCAGGTAAGGTAGTAGCAAGCACGTTAGAATCAAATGTGTCATCCGGTACTGCTCCGTTCGTTGTAGCATCAACAACAAAAGTTACAAACCTAAACGCTGATCTATTAGACGGCTATTCAACTGCTACAGCAGCAACAGCAAACACAGTTGTAATACGTGATAGTGATGGTAGTTTCAGTGCCAACATCGTTACTGCGACTCTTTCTGGAGCAGCAACCACAGCAGGTACAGTGACAACAGCAGCACAACCAAATATCACTAGTGTTGGCACACTAACATCATTGGCAGTAACAGGCAATATATCAGCAGGTAATGTTAGTGCAACTACATTCACTGGCGCATTAAGTGGTGCTGCAACAAGTGCTACAACAGCCGGTACTGTAACAACGGCAGCACAACCTAATATCACAAGTGTTGGCACACTAACCGGATTAACACTCGCAGCAAATGCTGATATTACAATGAGTGGTACAGAATCAAACATCAATGGTGTTGCTCTTGTAAGTGCTACACTATTTGAAGGTAGTGGTGCTAACTTAACAAATATAAACGCAAGCAACGTTGCAAGTGGTACACTTGCTCAGGCAAGACTTGCAAACAGCACTCTAACATTAGGTAGTACTACATTAACTTTAGGTGCAACAACTACAACAGTTGCTGGCCTATCAAGTGTCACATCAACAACATTTGTCGGTGCATTAACCGGTGCAGCAACTAGCGCAACAACAGCCGGTACAGTAACAACAGCAGCACAACCAAATATCACTAGTGTTGGCACACTAACATCATTAGCAGTTACCGGCAATGTCAGTGCAGGTAATGTATCAGCAACGACATTCACAGGTGCGCTAAGTGGAGCAGCTACTACAGCAGGTACTGTAACAACTGCGGCACAACCAAATATCACTAGTGTTGGTACACTAACTGGTCTTGGCGTAAATGGCAACATCACTGCTGCTAATATCACAGCAAACACAGGTGTATTCACAGGTAATGGTAGTGGTTTATCACAACTAGCAGGTGGTAATGTAACTGGTCAAGTAGCGAACGCATTGGTAGCTGGTACTGTTTATACAGCAGCGCAACCTAATATCACAAGTGTTGGTACACTAACATCAGTAACAGTATCAGGAACCGCTACAGCAGGTAATCTATCAACAGGCGGTAATCTATTGGTAAGTGGTAACGCTGTAGTTAGCGGTAACTTAAATGTTGAAGGTAATCTAGTATACATCAATGTTTCAACATTGTCTGTGTCAGATCCTATCATTCAATTACAAACAGGTCCTAACGGAGCCGCTCCTACAAGTAATAGCGGTAAAGATGTTGGTACTGGATTAAATTATTACGACACAGGTGCTAAAGTAGCATTCATGGGTTGGGATGTCAGCAATGTTGAGTTTGGTATGGCAAGCGTTGCTACTATAGCCAACGAAGTAGTAACATTTAGCACATATGGTAACTTGCGTGTAGGTAATATCATTGGTAATGGTCAGGCATTGACTGGTCTTGCAGGTGGCAATGTCACTGGTCAAGTAGCAAACGCACTTGTTGCAGGTACGGTATACACAGCAGCACAGCCAAATATCACATCAGTTGGTACATTGACTGGTTTAGGTGTGAACGGTACTGTAACAGCAGTAGCATTCACAGCAAACACAGGTGTATTTACTGGTAATGCGAACGGCATTAGTAGCGTACAGGCCGGCAACATTGTTGGTACAACACTAAGTTCAACTGTAGTAACATCAAGTTTGACAACTGTTGGTACAGTTGGCACCGGTACTTGGAACAGCGCGATTGGCTCAAGTGCTACATTCGCTGCAGGCTTGAGCGGTGCAAACTTAGCGTCATTGAACGCAAGCAATATCTCAAGTGGCACGCTTGCACAAGCAAGACTTGCAAACAGCACTCTAACATTAGGTAGCACTACACTAACATTAGGTGCTACAACTACTACTGTTGCAGGATTGTCAAGCGTAACATCAACAACATTTGTAGGTGCATTGACTGGTGCAGCAACTACAGCCGGTACTGTAACAACAGCAGCACAACCAAATATCACATCAGTTGGCACATTAACTAGTTTAGGTGTAAATGGCACAGTAACAGCAGTAGCATTTACTGCAAACACTGGTGTGTTTACTGGTAACGGTAGTGGTATATCAGCAATAAATGGTAGCAATATCTCAACTGGTACAATCGCAGCAGCCCGTGTTGCTACATTGAACCAAAACACTACTGGATCTGCTGCAACGGTAACAACAGCAGCACAACCAAACATTACAAGCGTAAGTTCATCATTCACTAGTTTGACATTTGCTAATGCTCAAACAATTACTGGTAATAATATTACATTTAGTACCGGTGCAAATACAAACGCAGGTACACTAACCGGCAACTTTACACTAAGTACAGGTTCACGCTTGCAAGCAACATACGCTGACTTGGCAGAAAAATATCTTGCTGATGCTGATTATGAAGAAGGCACAGTATTGATATTTGGTGGTGATCAAGAAGTCACTATCTCAACTGAATACGATTCACATCGCGTTGCTGGTGTAGTATCACATAATGCAGCATATGTCATGAATGCTAAGTTGGAAGGTGAACACGTGATTGATCTAGCATTGACAGGACGTGTACCAGTTAAAGTACATGGTCCTGTAGTCAAGGGTGACTTAATGGTAACTGGTCCAAATGGTCATGCTGTCGCTAATAATCAGGCACGTGCAGGTACGATACTTGGTAAGGCTCTTCAAAACTTTGAAGGCGGTTCAGGTATAATCGAAGTAGTAGTCGGTAGAGTATAATCTCTACCGGCTTATCTTTAAGATAAGTACGATGTGACAAATATTTTTATCCTCGATTATGAGGTTCGTCTAAAATCTTGGGTTGACCTACGAAATAAACTGTTGCGCCAGCCCATATCAGATCAAATAATTGAGATTGATAGTTTTTGGCAACGTGTCCCTCTATCAAATCATTATCTTCACCCAGATTTCATAAAAGATTGGCCAAGTCCTTGGCAACTATTATCCGATAATAACTATTGTTATTATGCCAGAGCATTGGGCATGATCTATACACTACTACTATTGGGCATCAACAAACTTGAATTAATTACAGCAATAGATGATAATAGTAACGAAGTGGTATTAGTCCTAGTGGATGACGCAAAATATGTGCTGAATTACTGGCCAGACACGGTAGTAAATAATCACATTGAGTCATTCAAGATAACTAGAACACTAGATATTAGTCCACTTTATTCTAAGATAGGTTGAAAATGAAACTAAACGTAGTAAAACGATCTGGCAACAGAGAACCACTAGCCGTTGAAAAATGGCAAAATCAAGTAGCAAAAGTATGTAACGGTATAGCAGATGTCAGTCAGAGCATGATTGAGATCAAAGCACAACCACATTTCTATGATGGTATTACCACACGCACAATTGATGAAATAACACTACGTGCGATAGTAGACCTAATTGATATTGAACATAACCCAGATATTGGTCACACCAATTACCAATATGTCGCAGGTAAGCAACGTGTAAGCATGTTGCGCAAAGACGTTTATGGGAACTACCAGCCACCGCACATCTATGACATCGTGAAGAAAAATGTTGAATTAGGACTCTATACAAAAGATTTATTAGATTGGTACACACAAGAAGAATGGGATAAGATGAATGATATGCTTGACCATGAAAAGGACGAGCAATACAGTTATGCAGCCATTGAACAGTTGATAGAAAAGTATTTGGTACGCAATCGCGCCACGAAGGAAATTTATGAGACACCACAGATACGTTACATGGTTGCAGCCGCAACAGTATTTCACAATGAGGATAAAGCGCAACGCCTTCGTCTTGTCAAAGAATACTATAACTGCGCTAGTGATGGGTTATTTACTCTTGCTACTCCTGTATTGGCAGGACTTGGAACACTCACAAAACAGTTTAGCAGTTGCGTTCTTATTCGCAGCGATGACGATCTTGACAGTATTTTCGCTTCCGGAGAGATGATGGCAAAGTATGCTAGCAAACGTGCTGGTATAGGTCTTGAAGTTGGAAGATTGCGCCCATTAGGTAGCCCTATACGCGGCGGCGAAGTTATGCATACTGGCATGATACCCTTTCTAAAGAAGTGGTTTGGTGATCTACGTAGTTGCAGTCAGGGCGGTATACGTAATGCAAGTGCTACTGTATTTTATCCTATATGGCACTATCAGTTTGATGATTTGATCGTATTGAAGAATAACCAAGGAACTGACGAAACTAGAGTGCGTCATATGGACTATGGCGTAGTACTATCAGCATTCTTCTGGAAAAGGTTCAAAAACCGTGAAAATATAACGTTTTTTGACCCCAACGAAGTTCCTGAATTATACGAAGCATTCTATACGAATACTCAGAAGTTTGAAGAACTTTACGTCAAATATGAAAAGCGTAAGGATTTACGCAAAAAGACCATGAATGCAGAAGATGTATTCAAGGGCGGCATACTAAAAGAAAGAACTGATACAGGACGTATCTATCTTGTGTTCATTGATAACGTCATGAACCAAGGTCCCTTTGATCCCGAGTATCATACGATCTACCAAAGCAATCTATGCTGTGAGATACTTCTTCCTACGAAACCATTCAAAAGACTAGATGACGATCAGGGTAGAATCGCTTTATGCACACTAGGCAGCATCAATTGGGGCGCATTCAGAAACCCAGAAGATATGCGACGAGCCTGTAGAATATTACAGCGTAGTTTGTGCAATATACTTGACTACCAAGATTTCTTGAGTATCCAAAGCAAACTCAGCAATGATGAGATACAACCACTAGGTATCGGTGTGACTAATCTAGCATACTGGCACGCCAAGCGTGGTATGAAATATGGCGAGAGTGATAGTTTGCAAGAAGTAAAGAGTTGGATGGAACATCAGGCTTTTTACTTGACAGAAGCCACTGTTGAACTTGCTAAAGAACGTGGTAAGTGTACTGATAGTGACAAGACACGTTATGGTCAGGGTATATTTCCTTGGGAGTTACGTAGTAAGGGTGTCAATAGTCTAGCAAATTTCAAACCTGAACTTGACTGGGAACCACTCAGAAATGAGATGAAACAATATGGTGTTAGAAATGCTACATTGATGGCAATCGCCCCTGTAGAAAGTTCAAGCGTAGTGATCAACTCAACAAATGGCATTGAGTTGCCTATGAGTTTGATTAGCGTAAAAGAAAGCAAGGCAGGTAGTTTCACGCAAGTCGTGCCAGAATATCATAGACTAAAAAATAAATATGAACTCATGTGGGAGCAAACTGATTGTCTTGGTTATATCAAGACAGCAGCAGTATTAGCCGCATATGTTGATCAAAGTATTAGCACTAATACGTTCTATAATCCAGGACATTTTCTAGAACGTAAAGTGCCTACTACATTGATAGCAAAAAATTTGATGTTGGCACATCAATATGGACTAAAGACTTTTTATTATAGCCTGATCAATAAGGCTGGTGCAAAAGTAGTTGAAGAACAAGTGGCACAAAAAGTAGAAGAAGTTATTGCTGAAGAAGATTGTGAAAGTTGCAAATTATGAATATAGGCGTGTTTGGTTGTAGTTTTGCTAATTGCTCAGACGAGGTACAAGATATCGTTTGGTACAACATATTAGCAAAACAACTAAGTGGATACGTATATAATTTTGAATTTAATACTAAAGATAAATCTTATGGGGAAGCAGCAAGTAGTTTATTTTATTCTTATAAAAAATTTTTGACTTATTGTAACTCACATGATTTAAATATTTTTGTTGTCACAGACCCTTATAAATTCACCAAAAAAATAAAAGCATATGACAATAGACCAGAAATTTTTGTACCCGGAATACAAAATTGTGATTTACATTTAAATGATGCTAATTTGTTAGACACTGCGAAAGAAACAATTAAAGATATTAAATCTTGGTATATAGTTAATGACGATGAATTTATGTTAAACACCGCAGAGTTAATGATCAACGATATGGTACAGAAAACTACTACTAAAACAATTTTTATAGGTGCATATATAGATTCACGCTATAATCAGAATATGACAAATCATTTATGTTTTAATTGGGGATTATGGGATTTCCACACGGTACAAAGTAAAAGTTTGGGAATAAAAGCAAGTAATTTTAGAGAGTCGCGTACATGCATGGCAGCACATTTTACTAAAGAAAGTAACACACTATTAGCAAATCTGTTGTTCAACTACATTAAATTTGAAACAAAAGAAGTATTACCCACCAGTATTAATCACGAAAATAAATGGAATTATTATTATGAGTAAAGAACAATATAACCTAAAAACAAAAACAGATTATCTCAATCGCAAGATGTTTCTTGACCCCAGTGGTCCTGTAACTATCCAAAGATTTGAAGAAGTCAAATATAACAAGGTGCAGAAACTAGAACAAACTGCACGTGGTTTCTTCTGGGTGCCAGAAGAAGTAAGCCTAACAAAAGATGCTAATGATTTCAAAGATGCTAGCGAAGCCGTAAAGCATATCTTTACTAGCAATCTATTACGCCAAACAGCATTAGATAGTTTACAAGGTCGTGGGCCTAGTCAGATATTCACACCAGTGATATCATTACCAGAACTAGAAGCACTAGTTTATAACTGGACATTCTTTGAGACAAACATTCATAGCCGTAGTTACAGCCACATCATACGTAACATCTACAACGTTCCAAAAGATGTTTTCAATAGCATACATGATACAAAAGAAATCGTTGACATGGCAAGCAGTGTTGGCAAGTATTATGATGACTTGCATCTAATCAATTGCCGTAAAGAAGCAGGCGAGAAGATCAAAGAAAGCGAACACATCAAGGCTATTTGGTTAGCACTCAATGCAAGTTATGCACTAGAAGCATTTAGGTTCATGGTCAGTTTTGCTACAAGTTTAGCAATGGTTGAGAACAAGATGTTTATCGGTAATGGTAACATCATTAGTTTGATATTACAAGATGAGATATTACATAAAGAATGGACTGCTTGGATCATCAATCAAGTAGTCAAAGAAGATCCACGATTCGCAAAAGCCAAAGAACAATGTGAGGCAGAAGTCTATGCATTGTATATGGATGTGATACGTGAAGAAAAAGCCTGGGCTGAATATCTATTCAGCAAGGGTAGCGTTATCGGTCTAAACGCAAACATACTAAAAGACTTTGTTGATTATACTGCCAATACCGCACTCAAAGAAATTGGCATCAAGTATAATCAACCGGCACCTAAAGTCACACCCATACCTTGGTTCAACAAACATAGTGACACAAGCAAGAAACAGACCGCACTACAAGAAAATGAAAGCACTAATTATGTCATCGGTGTTATGAGTGATAAATTAGATTACGACGATTTACCTATATTATAAGGAGAAATAGATGAAAGCAGTAGTTTGGAGCAAGCCGGATTGTCCATATTGTACTATGGCAGAGAAGTTGCTAACACAAAAAGGATACGAGATAGAAGAACGCAAGTTAGGATTTGGTTGGAATCGTGAGCAACTTTTTGAGGCAGTTCCAAATGTAAAGTCAGTACCACAAATCTTTTTGGATGGTGAGTATATCGGCGGTTATGATAATCTAAAGAAATATTTTGAGGAAAAATAAAATGGAACTAAAAGTAGATCAGATTTACACATTCAAATTGAACAGCGGTGAAGAGTTAGTTGCTAAGATAGTCGCAATAGCAGACAATTACTATACCATTACTGAACCAGTTAGTATCGGTCCTAGCCCTCAGGGGGGATTGGGCTTAGTACCTAGCATGTTTACTTACAATAACCGAGAAAATGTCAGACTAAATACTAGTAGCCTAGCACTAGTAGCCGAAACTGATGATAATATCAAGACCAAGTATATAGAAGCAACTACAGGACTACAAGTACCGGGCAAAAAAGTATTGATAGGATAATACATGTCTGGTAAAAAACTTAGTAGAAAGGGCGATAAAAACACTACAGGCGGGGTGCTAACACAGGGTGCCAAAACGGTTTTTTGCAACAATAAACCTGTTGCCACTCACCCTAATAAAATATCACCACATAGTCCTTCTACTCCTAGTATACACAAAAATGCTGTTACTACTGACGGTAGTCCTACAGTTTTTGCTGAAAACAAACCTGTAGTTAGAGTTGATAGTAAAAATAACTGCGGGCATAAAATAGTTCAAGGCAGCGATAACGTATTCGTACCATAATATGTCAGAATCAGGTATACAAAGTCCACTAGGTATAAATGTTGTCAGTTCGTTAATACTTAACGAAGGGTTGTCAATTAATCCTGTTGCACAGAAATTATTAGGTACCAGCAAATACAACACAGATTATACGCCTGGAAGTATTGTTAACGACACTTGTTTAAAATGGATAACGTATGCCCTTAATGCTGCTTTCAATAATGGCCCGTCAACACAAACTCAAAGTCCATTAGGTGTTTCAAGTATATCAGCATCTACTGAATATGTAATCTATAAATTAGGAAACACTAATTGGAATAGTATTGGATATGTAGGCACTCCTGTAGAAGGCGGTCTATTTACTGCATCAGCGTCAGGCACAGGCACTGGTCAAGTTTTTTTGAACGGTGAGACTACCGGCGTCAGCGTTTTTAGTTATGATAATATGCTTGCATTAGGACAAAGTAGAATACCTGCACTAGCAAATGGGTTGCCACCTACTTACCTAGTAAATGATCCTTCTAATATTTGGCAAGGACAGGCAACAAGCGGTTACGCTATTCCGGGAGACGGTAAACTTCCACCTACTGACCCTAGTGTAAATCCTCTTTATGCAGGTCAAGGTCAAAATGCAACTTGGTTCCCTTATAATACTAGTAATCCTAACGTAAGCGTTACACAGTGGGGCTTTTTACGTTGTCTAGCACTACAAGCATGGAATGTATTTAATTGGCAAGGTTCAAGTCCTGGTAATGAAGAACCAGAATATAAAAATTATACCACTCAGTGGATAACTATTACTGGTTTTATAGAACAATCTAATGCTGCCTTAATGACATTGAGAAATAGTGTTAATTTTCTTGACGGTGTTTATAGTAATATGAATGATCTGATCAGCGCCGACATAACAGGTGTGAGTTTATCTACTCAAGCATTCGGACAAGATTTAATTAATTTAGGTAAAGCAATTGATTTACAACAAATTGCAGTATTCGGTAAACCTAGCGCCCTGTTAACTAACTTACAAAATCAAAACGCATTGACACAACCAGTAATATTGGCATTAAAAGTTGCAGGATTATCCCAAGATGAAATTAATGAAATTACATCAGGATTAGTCACAGCAAATCAAAGACAGGAGTTAAGTATCTATTCGGCATTTTTAATTATTAAAAGCGTAGACTTAGAACCTATATTAAAGATACTACAGTGTAAAACTAAAAAACTTAATACATTAGCAGATTTACTTGATGTAAAGAAAATGTTCCCAATTAGTTATACTAGCCTAACAGTACCTATTAATAATACATCACCCGGGCCTACTAATAGTAAAACATATTACTTACTATATGTTGACAGAGAACTTAATCCGCAATTGTTGTTGCCAAAAATTAAAGAGATTGTTGGAACTATTATACCGCCAGAAGAACCTCCTTATGTTGAGCCTCTTCCAATCGTACCGATAATAGAAACTGCTAAAGAAATAATAGCACCTATCACACCAACAATTGAAGCACCACCGGCACAGATAATAGATTTAATACCAACACCGTTACCGTTGCCCGATATACCTGCACCTAACCCTGTCCCTCAACCATACGTACCTGCTCCGGAACCCTCGCCGCCCGCTGTCGTCCCACCTGAACCTGTAATACCGAAAGTTAATCTCAATATCGGTGGTGGCGGCACCAACTTCTCAGTATCAGGTGGTGGTTGTGTAGCACTTGAATCATTTGTCCCTCTCATAGAAACTGACAAAAAGCATAACGGTAGAGAGATTACCAAGGCATGGATGCTTGAGACTGGTATGAAAATCAGTCTTGGTACTGATAGTTTGAAAATCGTAGATGGACAAGTCATAAAAACACTAAATGATTATCAGCCTTGTGTGAGAATTAGTACAAGTGATGGAATCACATTAGTATGTTCAACTACTGCACCTATACTCTCTAAAGACAGTGGATTTATTCCTGCAACTGAAGTATATGGAAAGCGTGTAGCAGTTATGCGCAATGGTCGTACATGGTTCGATGAAGTAGTAGGACTTGAAGATGTTGGTATGAAGTTCGTGCGTGTAGTTGATGCGGGCAATAATAGTTTTTGGGCTGGCGAACGTCCGGGAGCATTTATACTACACCACAACGTTCCAATCAACGACAAATATGACTACGATAAGAAATAATTATGACAAATGAATTTAATTTTCAATTACCCCCTGAAGGATTTGATAGTTATCTTGTAGGTGTACTACCTGAATATGTTGGTGTAGCGGCAGGTGCATTTAGTATTAGTATGCAGCAAATTAAGAATATTGATACTATTGATATTCAAAAGTTCGCTAAAACTGTTTACAGTATTGAAACTAACAATGGTTTACCATTAACAAACGGCACTAACATACCTACAGAGGCTTTTGTTGTTGATTCTGCTTTGTCTAAGGTCGCCTTAGGTAGCGGATTATATGGCACATATACATATAGTGATTTTTTAGGTAGCATGTCTGCATTGCCGTATCCACTACAAAATATATATGATGGTATAAAAGAATTACA